TTAGCATACCTAGGCCCTAACGTCAATGCTAGGGCCTTGGTAAAATGTCAGATTATTTTGCTTGTCTTGATCTAATCAACTTCAAGATGTCTTCTGCTCTCTTGGCACTTTCACCTGCAGGAGCCGTAGCCGCCACTGGTTGTGTTGCTGGTGCAGATTCAGTTACAGGTGCCGCAGTTGGTGCCGCCTCTGCCACTGGTGCCGCCGCTGGAGCAGATGCTGTTGGAACTGCTGTTTGTGGTCTACCTTGATAAGCCACGCCTGCGGGTCTGAAGTACTGACCGTATTGTTCAAGATCATAAGCCTCACCTTCAACAGATTTCTCAAATAATTCTTTGATTATTTTTACTTCTGCTTCAGTTGGTTCTTTTGGTCTGAAGTCATTCAGATTGTGTAATCCGTTTGATTCTATAGCCGCTCTTTCTGTTTCGTCTAGAGCTCTTTCTCTTCTTGACCATTTTGATGTTGAGTAGTCAGCATATCCACCTTTAGTTGTTTTAGTAATTCTAAAATCAACGCCTTTTACATAATCAGTTGGCATTTCTTCCATCTCTGGATCCATCAATGCACTTCTAATGATGTTAAAGATCTGAGGTCCAATAATAAATCTTCTGATTGGATTCTCAGGTTTTGTGTCCTCTGCTAATGGGTTTGTTGTGACAAAACCTTGAAAAATATAACTTTTCTTTTTCCAATATTTTCTGCCCATGTCTTCCATGCTCTTGTCTTTGAACCATGGTCTAACTTCTGTTAGTACTGGGCAAGTTTTGCCATACATCTCCATGCATGGTACCTGTACCGTTACTGGTCTTGAATCAGTCTGACCTTTGATACCTGCGAAAGGTAGTTTGATCATGTTTCTTTCAGTCCAGAAAAACGTGTTGTTTGTGTCCTTATCTGGCAAGAACCTAACAACTGCTTCTGAGCCTTCTGATATGTTCCAGTGTGGGTAGATGGCGTTGTCTCCGCCTGTTGATGAAGTGGAGCGATTCACTTCTTGAGATTTTAACTTCGCCCTTATTTCAGCCAATGATGCCATAATGTAAGCCTCCTTTTATTGTGCCTATGTTGTTTGTGCCTAAATGTATATTAGACATATAGTACGTAATATACAACTATATTTATCTAATGTCTACTACTATTATTGGTAAAATGCTAGGTTTTTGATTCTGTCAATTTGGTTGTCGTATGCTTGTTCTTCTTCTGAGAAGAAATCCTCTAATTGCATACCAGCAAGTTCTATGGCATCTTGAAGTGTGTATTCTTCGTCGCCTACTTTGAACTTGTCACCTTTTTTCATACCAGCCGCTTTGGCTTTCTGCACTGCTTGAGCAAATGCATTGCCTTCTGTTTTTGTTTTGTCTGCGTATGTTGGGTCTCCTGCCTGCATTCTCTTGTATGCAGTTGTGTTCATCATCTTGTCTGCTGGTGTAACGTCTAGTTTTTTAGTAGCGTTTTCTTTATCTTTTTTTTCTATTTCAGGATCTTGCTTTGGCTCGGTTGCGTACTCCCTTAACTTGTCATAATTTTGACTTAGATATTCTTGTGCCGCTTCCATGTCATTACTTTTAAACGCTGATTTACTATCTTTATCTAAAACATCATAAACCATTTTACCATCTTCACCTTTGTACATACTGACATAAGGTTTGATTGTTGCTTCACCAACGTTGCTTACCCAATTTTCAAATGCTTCTTGTTCTTTTGCTTTGCCTTTTAAATCTTTTTTAGGTGCAAATGCTCCTGGCTCCATTCTTATTTCTTTACCGTATTCTGGATCTGCCTGCATTTTCTTGTAGTCATCGATGTATCTTTTAGCCAACTGTATTGCAATTTTTTTGTTCTTTATATAGTCTGGTGTTGGTTTAAATGTTGCTGTTTTTTCCTGCTCCATCTCATCTGCCACTCTCGAAGCAAAGTTTGCCACCCGGTCTTCTTGACCTGACTTTGTAAGCAATCTTGACGCTATGTCAGAAAGTATTGAACTTAACATTGTGTTCTTATCTGTAAATTTTGTTACTTTTAACATTTTATCTGCACTGTCATCTTTTCTTAAAACTAATTTTTTGTCAGGATCTGTCAAGAAACTTTGCACGATTGGTGCGTGATCTACCGGTGGTTCTATTGGTGCGTCAATTGGCTCTGCATCTGGCTCAAGTTCGTTTACTTGTTCTTCTTTAGGTGTATTTTCTAGTTCACTCATGATCTTGTGAATCAATGGCAATGCTTCTTCGACTCTGCTGTCAAAGTTTTTCATTGTGAACTTGTCTTTGTATGAATTTGCAGTCTCATCATCCAGCACAACTTCTTCTGCTGTTTTGAAATCTTTACTTGCGTTCTCGTAATGAGATTGTTTAGACAGGTTTCTCATGTATTCTCTTAAATTTTCTAATTTTAGTTTTGTTTGCTCTATGATGTCACCTGCGTTGTCGTTGAGTTGGTCCTTGTTTGAAACATATCTTGAAAATGAATTAAGTTTAGCTATGTCCTCTGATGTCTGTATAATGTGTTCGCCGAACTCATCATGTGGTCTCCCACCGTTGGCAACGTGCCTTGTCATTGCCCTCGCACCTGCCAGGTGTGTCATCGGATACTTGAATCTCTCGCCATCTTCATTTTCGATGTATAACGATTGTATCTGTCTTGATCTTGCACCAGGAACATTTTCGTCAACCGAGCCTGAATGTCTAATTATTAATTTTGTTTTGTCTAGACTCTCGTATGAACGTTTAGCCGTGCCTGTTAAGCCTTCTGTGACACCTGCTAATTTTGTTATTCTTGCTAGTTCTTCCGACATTTCGTCAGTATTTACCGTTTTGTTCGTATCTGCAAGATTTTCATAATCCTGCTTCGTTAGGTTGTTTTTAGTGATATCTCTCACATCAAAACGTAGTTGATGCTCCACAGCGAAGTCTTTTAACTCCTTAAGGAATGCATACCATTCATCCTTGCTGTCCTCGTCAATTTTGTTGACGAGATCTCTGTTGTAGTAAACTTTCATGTTCTCACCGTCTGCAAGACTGATGCTTACTGCACCAAATGTATCTGAATCTTCTCTAAATTCAAACTCAAAGAATACAGCACTGCCCGGATCTGCTGTAGCGGCCCCGTTCTCGTCTCCAAGTCTAATGTTTGAGAATTGAGATCTTATTTTATTGAATAAATCTTGTGAATTTTTAGGGTTCATATAGTGTATTTATTAACCTGTAAACGATCCGAATATTGGCATTGGAGTGATTTGACTAGTCCTATCTGTCCATTTTTCAAAGATTTTGGGGTCAAAATCTGCCAAAACTTTCATCATACGGGTCATTAACAAACATGCACTTACTAGGTCATCATGCTGTCCCGGTTTGGCGTTATAGCTCATTCCTGATGCAACAAAGTCCTTTAGCTCGGAGATTAGGAGTTGCGAGTTAATTTTCATCTTGTCGTTCTCAATAAGTTCTTTGAATTTGGTACAAGCATCTATTTTGTGTTTTGCAGTTGTGTTGAATCCTCTTCTAAACTTTCGTCTGTGTCCTTTCCTTATAGGTTCTGATAGGAACATTCCTTCTATATTTTCTTCACCTATGTCCATTACTCTCATGAGTGCGGCTTCTCCGATAGAATTATTTTCCATTGAATAGAATATCTGCGGAGTCGCTGATGTATCTTTTTCCATGATTGTGTCATGTATGTGCTTGTTGATGCCTTGCAGTATTCTTACCTGCTGGTTCATGGGTGTTTGATTGTGGTGCCATTCAGCAACCTGTTCAAAAGAAGGCAACTCAAATACTTGTATTGCGGCGTAGTCTCCACCTGTTCCCATGCTTGGATCAAGACTAGTGAGGTAGGTGTTTCCTGGTGTTGGACGTTTGAACCAACGCACCTGTCCTGTGTTTTCCACAGGCGCGACGCCTTCCATGTCTGCCAAAACTAAACTGGATATCAATGTTTCATCAAAAATTAAAAATTCACATTCGTGTTCCCTTCGAAATCTTTCTTCACCTATTCTAGATTTTTCAGTTTCTGCCCACGCTTCGTCTCTGTCTGGGTGTTCGCTCCAGTGTGCTTTCATGGCGTAGAAGCCATTTGTGCCAACTATCTTATCATTGCCATATTCGTCAAATCTTTTGTTTGCTTCTTTCCAGATCATGGCAAATTGGTCTTCATCACTGTTAGGTGTTGAAGTGATCAGGCACTTACCACCTGTACTCAATGTCGGAGACAGTGATGTCCAGAATTCTTTTGCTTTTTCTGGCGGTTGTACGAATGCAAACTCATCACAATATATCATTGTTAAGGACATACCCCGTCCTGTGTTCTCAGTTGTTGTGGTTGCCATTATTTTTGAGCCGTTGTCGAATTCTATGCTGTTTCTGTTGTATTGTGTTACACCTGCTTTGATCCAACTGGGCAACATCTCGTAGGCGTAACGCACCCTTGACATAATGTCTGATGCTCCTGCGTATTTGTGTGCCGCGATTAGTATCTGTGAATCTGGTTTGAACATGGCGTACCATATTAGGTATCCAGATGCACACGTTGTTTTTCCTGTCTGTCGTGGTAACATTGAAACGCTAAATCTATGTTTGTTGTATGCTTCAATTAATCTTTCTTGATAGGGAAAAGGTTTGAACTTTATCTCACCTTTTGTCGGATGTTGTATTTTCATAAATTGTTTCATGAAATACAAAGGACCGTTGGCCTCATCCATACACTTTTCAAGTTGTTCTACTTGTTCTTTGGTGTATTTGTGTTTTTTGTGCGCCTTTTTAATTTGGTCGCTGTCTAGTGATACATACGCCATAGTGTAGTATTTAACGCTGTGATTTTACTTAGAAAAGTATTACTTTGCTTCTTTTTCTTCTTTGTCTTTAGCCGCTTTCTTCATTGGCTCGGTCTTGTTACCGTCCTTGTCTAAGTCAATATAATCAGGCTTTGCCGCTTCTTGATATGCTTTCTTGAAACCTTCGTACTGTGCTCTTAGACTGTTTGCAAGATCCTGTTCTGTGATTTTATCTTCAGCAGTCATTGGATTGTCACCTGGCTCTGCTCTAGAGAAAGAACTTTTCTGTCTGTTCAATCCACCTGAATGTTTGTTCACTAAACTATCTACGTCTTGAACTTTTTCTTCTGGTTCGTTGGCAAATGTCTCTGCCGCTTTTTCTTCTTCCGGTGCGGTCATCATGTCTCGCATTTTGGCCATTTGCATAGTGCCCATAGCATCGTCGTCACTAGGAGTGTCCATTTGCTTGTTCATAGCACCTGGATCCATATCAGATCCATGCGGTGGTTCCATGCCCATCATTTTAGCATCAACAGGTTGTAGGCCTGCCATTTTAAGAATTTGCATCAACATACTTGCTTCTTGTGGAGAATCAGTAGTGATATGCATATCTTCTTTAACAGTTTCTTTTGTATTTTCTTTCTTCATCATTTTGCCCTCTCCTGCAATACTGTCTTCATCATCTTCTGACCCGTTTATCGCATTGTAGAATCCTCTCAGACTCTCACCGTGTTTTTTAAGAAATTCTTCTCTTGATAATTTTTCAGCTTCACCATGTAAGTAATCTTTCATTCCGCCTTCTGCTACTGCTTTTGGATTTGTTCTTTGAACATTTTCTACAGCGTCCTTGACCAGTTCAGGTTTTGTTTCTGCAATCTCTTGTAATTTTTTTAACACGTCGATCATTTCCATGGTTTATTCCCTTCCAGGACCTGTGTGAATTGGTGATCCTGCTGTTTTGTCGTCTTCGTTTGGCATTATGTTTGATTTTTCTTTTGGTTGGTCTTTGTTCTCTTCTCTGTCTTTTAACAATTCTTTTAACAAACTCATGTTTGCTTCTTTGGAATGGAAATCTTCAGGTTTAATTTTACCGTGTTCTGAATACTCTATGTCTTGTAGTTTTACCCTGTATTCTGATTTTTTAGTTGCTTCCATCTCATCTTGGTACTGTTCAGTGGGCTCACCCGGTTTTCTAACAACTATGTGCGTAGCCGGTATCCTCAAAATGTCTGAAAGGTACTCTTGCATCACTCTTGGTGACTCAGGATAGTTTGTGCTCACGTCGAAGATTGTTACTTGTTCGTTTTTCAATGAAGGAAAGTCAAGAGGCAAACTCTGAATTGGTGTGCTTTTTCCTGCTGACATCTTAGCCAAGTCAAATTTTTGCAAGGCAGTTTCCATAGCATTTTTGTCTATGTCATTAGGTGCTCCTGCAACCTTTATTTTATAGTCATATGACTTTACTGCTTCAGATAGATAGTCCTTAAACGTGCTCATATGCAATATTTAGTCTTTTTTCAGTAGTTTCTTCATCAATTCATTACGGTCAGATATCACAAATCCGTCGCTTTCTTCAATGGGACCACCGTCCTTGTTGCCTTGGTCTAATTTCTGCTTTTTAAGTTGTAATTCAACCATTTTTAACTTCTTATCAATCTTGGATCCCTTGGCGTCAATGGCATTACGCAACATTGTACTTGCCACCTCAAATATACGTCCTGAATATCTCGAGTCCACATTCATGCCAAGATCCATGAGATTCTTGTAACTCTCTTCTGCTTCAACAGCCAGTTTGTCCAACTCTAGGTCAGACAGTTCACCTAATCCTTTGACCTGAGGCAGGGCGTTTGCTATTTTGTCAAATTCTGCATAACTTTTTTGTAGGTTTGCCTGTGTTTTTGGATCTAAATTTTTTGATGTGGAGTTATGTCCATTCGACTCTTTAATTTTTTTGTCTTTTTCTTTTTTGTCTACTTCCTTGAATGCTTCTTTCACATTTGGTAAATTAAGAATGTCTTCTAATTTTTTTGTCATTGCTGTATTTACTTACGTTTACCGTTGTGGAATAACTGTTCTTCTGACACTACTCTAAATCTTATTTTTCTCTGCTTGGCATAGGCATTGGCGGCTTCCCACTTCGCCATGTTTATGACAACCTGTTTCTTTTTTGCCATGCTTTTCCTTTCTACTTGCAAATATCTA